GAGTCGCTGGGGTGCGAAGTTCAAATCGACCATCAGCGCGAGTTCTTGTTTGGGCCAATTGCCTGGGTTCGCCTGCACTAGTTGCCCATAGGGTGACGGTGGAACTTGCGAGCGGACCGCCCCCTGCTTGGACTTGGCCCTCGATGCGAACAGCAGCCCCTGCTGGGCTGCACAGGCAAGCGAGCCATCCTACCGTCAACAGCATTGCGGCTATGTGGGTTCTGTCCATCTTGAACATAATGTGCTCTCCACATTCAAAAACGCTCGGGCGCATCCTACCAAAATGGCATCTTGCGGTTAGGGGCCTGTGACCCACTTCGTAGCGCATCGGGAGACCCACTGAGTGGCCGCTTCTGGCGCAAAGCGGACATAGGCTTCTGCACTGCAAATGTCCGCTTTCGGGGGTCATGCGGACATCAGCCAATGGTTGCCGGACAATCGCGATTTACGAGTACGCGCCCTAGCTGCCGTCGATCAGCTTGGGCGGCTCCCCGGACTTGATCCGGGGATCGCAGCGCGCTTCCAAGCGCGCGACCCGGATCAGCGATTCAAGCGCGTCAAGGGCGACTTTGTTGACGGTCGCATTTTCGTTGCGAAACGATTCCACCGCCGCGCCGGTCTGCCGCTGCATCTGCGAATTTTCCGTGAGCAGCCAAGGCAGAAATTTGAACGAACAACCCCACTGATCGATGATCTCCTCGCCCTGCGGGTTCTTGCCCTTGAGATTCACATAGAGCTGGCAGTCATGTTTGATGCAGGGGCCGCGCCAGAACGGGCAGCCCCGGTCTTTTTTCGCTCCGAACATCGGCTAGTCTTTCGTGGCGATGATCACATCGACATAGGCGAGGCGACATTCGATCGGCGCGGCCATATTTGTGGACGTGCCACCACTCGTAACGTCACCAGTGAGGCTGACGCCGCCCGTTAGACTGATGCCGCCCGTTAGACTGACGCCGCCACTGAGAGTAATGCCCGTGGTGCTGTCACCCGTGTTGGCAGTGGCGGCCGAGACAAACTGAGTGGCGTTCGAGCCTGTTCCTTGTGGTGCCGACAGAAAATTGTAACCACGATCATGGTGATGTCCCGGATCGCTGATGCCGAGCGTGTTATTGATGCCAAGCGTACTGTTGATCCCAAGCGTGTTATTGATCCCGAGCGTGCTTGAGAGTGTAAAGCTTTGCAGAGCACTCTGCGGCACGGTGAAACCGTCAGTTGCCGAGCGGTTTAGAAAGTTACTAAATCCGGTAAAGCCAGCACTCCCGCCAGCGGTTCCTGTCGTAACGCGCAAGGCGCGATCGTTGAACGAGGTCGATTTCGTCCACCCTGTCGGCGCGCTCGTCTGCTGAAACAGCATCGCCGTGCCGGAAGGCGCCTCGAGCATCGCGCTCGCCGGGTTGTGCAGAATCCACGCGCTGACCGCGTTGTAATAAGTCAGATGATAGATGCGGTGCACGCGCATCGCGCCCGCGGGCGCCAGCGTGCCGTCGGCATCGAGCCAGATCGCCTTGGCGCCGAGACCGTCCACGTTGAGCGTCGGGCTCGCGCCGCACGTCGCATGCGGCATGACGGCAATCATCTTGCTGTCCATGTTGGCGAGCGAATCGAAGCCCTGGTTGGTGGACCACGTATAGGCCGTGGACGTGCCGCCGGTGTTCTGCGAGCCGGTGCGCGCAAGATCGTCGCGCCATTTGGCGACCGCCGCCATCATGCCGCGCGCGGAATTGTTCACCGTCGAGGGCGCCTGGCCCTCGGCCCAATTGATAAAGCCGTCGGCGTTGGCGTTGGAGTCGGCGTTCTGCGACCATTTGTAGACGGTCATTGTCGAGCCTCAAAGCAAAAGCCCCGCGAGGCGGGGCGGGGAAAGATGGATGCACGAATTTGTGTTCAGCGACGCTTGCACGCGTCGGCGCGCCGAGCGCGTGGCGCTTGCGTGTCCGCTCCCGCGCCGCCGCGATAGCGCAGTGCTATCGCGAGCTTCGAATCACTGGCTGACACCTCGCGCTTGCAGCGATATCCTTGCCCGGCGGCGGCGAGTTCCGGGCGATCAACGCGAGGAGGCGACAATGGGAACAACGACCGACGATCGATTCCGTGCCATCGGAGGCGCCAGTGGGGTGTGGAACTACATGGCGCGTGGTGTGTGCGAGGTGGGCTACACCATGCTATGGCCTGTCAACACCTTCCTCGTTGGCGGCGGGTTCAACGGCGTGGATTTCGGTGTTCACGCCACGTGCGGGCCGGTCGGCGACTTCAGTCAGATGCCGCCCGCGACTGGCTACGCGGATCCGGCCGGCGTAGAGGGGGCGTCGGCGCTGTTCACGGGCACAGCGGGCCTATCGACCTTCGGCACCGGCGTGTACGGCCACAAGAGTTTGCCCGACGAGGACATCAGTTCGATCCCGGTCGCGCAGTTCGCCGGCGTTCTCGGCACCGCGATCGCCTGGCCCGGCGTTGTCGGCTGGTCGACGATCGGGCGTGGCGTCAAGGGCCTGACCTATAGCGGCGAAGCCGGCGTGCTCGGCCAGGCGGAGCAAGGCCGCGGCGTGCTCGGCATCTCGGGGCAGGGCGCGTTCTCCGGCGTCGAAGGGCGCTCCGGCGATCGCGGCCCGCCGCCGGGCATGGGCATCCCGAATGTCGCCGGTGTCCTCGGCACCGCAGGGACCCACCCCGGCGTGATGGGCACATCGAGCGGCCTCATGGGTGTGTACGGCTTCTCGACCAACAACGCCGGCGTCGTCGGCCAGACCGCCAATCCAAATTCCTTCGGCGGGTTTTTCGCGGGCAACGTCATGGTCGTCGGCAATTTTACGGTGGTGAACGGCACGAAATCCGCCGCGGTGCCGTTCCCCGACGGCAGCCAGCGCGTGCTCTACTGCATGGAGAGCCCGGAGCTTTGGTTCGAGGATTTCGGCACCGCGCGGCTCAAGCGCGGGCGCACCGTGGTCAATCTCGACGCCGACTTCGGCAAAGTGGTCAAGCGCGGCGACTATCGCGTGTTCCTCACGCCCGAGGGCGATTGCCGCGGGCTCTATATACGCCGCAAGAGCGCGGCGAGCTTCGAGGTGCGCGAGCTCATGCGCGGCACGTCGAGCATCGCGTTCTCCTATCGCATCGTCGGCCGCCGCAAGGACGTGCGGGCGCAGCGGCGCTTCGCCAAGATCGACAGCAACCTGCCGCTGCCCGCCGCAGCGCCGAGCAAGCCGACGGCGGCGGGACTGCGCAAGTTCGTCGCCCGCCTGGACAGGGAGGAGCGGCGCCGCAAGCCGAAGGGGAAAGGCAGACGATCGCGCGAGCTTCCAAGGTATTTGCGTTTGCGGCGTCAAATCGCCGCTGCGCCAGAGCCGCCAGCGGACACGCTAAACAAGTGAATCCGCACGGCTCCACCCTCTCCCCGCTTCGCGGGGCGAGGGTGTCCGTCGCTCGTGTGACTCCTTAATCTCCGATGCTGCGCTCACCCAGTGTGCCTGGCATCGATCCGCCCGCGCTCCATTGGCGCAACTTGTCCAGCGTCGCGTTCGCGCGGGGCGAGAGCAGCGCCGGCGGCGCCTTGGCGCCGCGGCGGAATTGGGCTTGCAGCTGATCGAGGCGCGCGCCGAGAAGATCGAGGGTGCGGCCCACGGCGGCCTTGAATTCGGCCGGCGAGCGTGACGATTCCAGTGTCTGCGCCAAAGCGCGTAGCTCGCCGTCGCCGATGCCGCTCCCGCGCAGCGCCTGCGCGATGCCGGCGGCGTTGTGCGTGAGCGTCGATGCCGGCGCAGGCGGCGACGCATCGCTCCAGTCATCGGCGGCGCGCATGAACTCGCCGAGGCGACCGACCGCGGTGTTGAGCGCGGCGACCGCCGCCGTCTCGGGCGCGCGGGGCGCAGCGCGCTCGGCGCCATCGGGCTCCGCGATTGGCGTTTGGCCGGGCGCATGGGCTTTTTCGCCGAAATAGCCGGGCGCGACCGCCTTCATGACGGACGGATTCAACGCCGCCGCCTGCGCCAGCGCGTCGGGAAGACCGGCCGCCGCAAGCGCGGCATACGTTTGCGCCGGCACACGCCGCTGCTCGTCGAGGCGCGTCCCCTGCATCCAGCCCTCGAGCCCGCGGCCGATCGATTGCCCGACATTACCGCCTTGGAGCGCGCCGGCGAGGTAACCGAGGATCGCGTTGTCGTTGAGCCCGCCGAGCAGCCCGCCGCGCGGCGCAGCGCCGGTCAAATCGAGAATTCCCGCCATGGTTTATTCCTGTTATGCGAATCTGGTTGATCTAGCTCGGTGTCGGCTCTACGAAAGCGTATAGGCGCTAAGTTAAGGAACGTGTCCCGGGCGCAGCGCAGCACAAGCGATAAGCGCGTTACGCGCTTATGGCTCCACTTCGTTTCGCGCTGCACCGCATCCGGGACACCTGGCTAGGGCGTCATTCATAAATCGCGATTGTCCGGCAATCACTCGCTGATGTCCGCATCACCCCCGAAAGCGGCCGTATAGCGGACATCGGTGGATGTCTCAAAAGTGCTATTAGCGGACTCATGCGCCGCAGCAAAAGGCACAAGCAGACTGTGACGCTTCGTTGAAAGTGTATCTGCTCCCTTTCAAAAGAGTCCCGGCGGCAGGATCGCGCAACGAGTGGAAAACCGGGATAGATGCAATCCCGGATGATTCGGTTGTGGCGGATAGTCGAACCTCTCTTTCCAATTCGTGACCCCGCACCAATGTCCGCCACCGGTTTCGCCGGTATCGCCGTCGAGACTGCGATATTGAATTATGTTATTGGGCACGCGGACCCACTCGTTATCGACCAACATGTCGACGCCGGCGGACGTGATCCGGTAATGCGCCGGATGGCAATCCGTTTCGTCGCAGCAGCTCGTCTCTCCAGACCGATCCATTAGTCCGGTATAGATGTCGTGGCCTTCCGCGCGTGCGGCGGCTAGGATGAGTATCGTAATCATCATCAAGGTTCGCATTAGCTTCGCCCTTTTATGGGCCATTTGACCCATTTCAAACGGTCATCGCTCAATAGAAACAAGTGCTGTCGCCGTTGCTGGGACTAAGGAGGAAGCGAAAGAGAGTCTGTGACCGCCGTCACACTTTAGTCGAATAACAAGAAGCTATAGCGCGCCAGAGCTTCCTCACTCCGGCAGAACAGCCCATAGGAGCATGCGTTCTAAATGATGATATCGTGCCGAGATAGCAGCCAACCGGTCAGCTTTGCGAATGGCGGCGAACGAGCAGGGTGTGCCAGCGACGTGCGGCGGCGTCGTATTGCTCCAGTTCGTAAAGAGCCTCACAATGAGTCGAACAAAAACGAACGTGAACCCACCAGCGGCCGTTCCACAAATTACGGAAGCGGACACGATGCCCGCACTAGACATGCAGCAAAAAGCACATTTTGTGATCGCTATCACATCGTCAATGCAACTGCGGAGCTAATCTCTTACCCGTCGATCGATACCGCATGCGCGGTTCTCACGTTCGACGTTCCTCCTAAACTCAGCCCCGCTAACGCGGGGCTTCTTTTGCGCCCTTTGTCAGCGGCCTGTGGCCGCATCCTTCAGACAACCGCTTCGTAGCGCTCATGCGCGAAAGCGGGGACCCCATGATCTCGGGCAGGTGTTCATGCGTCCCTGCTTACGCAGGGACGACAATTGAGAGGATTCGGCATCAGCGTCCGGTGAACGAACCCGGCCCCATGAAGCCGTTGCTCAGCAGGCCGAAGAGCCCGCCGCCGAGTGCGCTCGCACCCATGCCCGCCAAACTCGTGCCGCCGGTGAGCGGCGCAAACGCGAGCGGCAACAGCGAGAGCGGGTTGAACGGTGTGGACGTCGTGGTCGCGCTCGTCTCGGTGCCTGATTTCTGCCCCGACGTGCTGCCCGCCTGCGCTCCCGTCTGCGTGCCCGCCGTCGTGGCGCTATAGGAGCTGCCCAGCCCCGCGATCGGCACGCCCATCTGCACGAGCGTTTGCAAAGTCGATAACGGGATGTTGCGGCGCGCGGCCTCGGCTGCGAGTTGCGTATTGAACGGATCGCTGGCGAAAGCCTGTCCCGTCTGCGCCACGCCGAGCCCGGCCTGGCGGTTGGCGAGCCGCGTCTGATCCAGATTTGAGAGCAATCCCGCCGTCGTGCCGCCGGCGCCATACAAGCTTCCGGCCGCGCCGAGCTGCCGCTCGCGCTCGGCGTTGTAGGGATTGGCGAACATCGGCGCCGTGCCCTCGGAAATGCCGCGCGCCAGGTTGTAGCCGTAGTTGCCGGCGCCGGACGGGTCGCGGCCCGATCCGGCATACATCGCTTTGAGGCGGTTTTCGACGTCGGTGCCGATCGTGCCGGTGACCGTGTTGAACCAGGGATTCTTGGCCGGATCGAGATAGTCGCCCTGCGCCGTCGGCGCCAAACGCGCGAGATATTGGTTGTAAGCATCAAGCGCAACCGGTGAGCGATCGGCGCCGCCGCCGGCGAGCAGGTCGGTGGCGAGCGAGGTCGCGCCCGGCAAAAACTGCCTGATATAGCCTGAGCTGTCGGCCAATCCCGTGAGCGCGCTCGATTCGGTCGGCGTGAGCGACGTCGCCGGCAATTGCCCCTGCAGCTGCGCCAGGATGCCGGAAAGATAAGGCTGCGCCGCCGCCCAGGGATTCGTCGCGCCGCTCGACGCGCCGCTGGTTGCGCCGGTGCTGCCGCTCTGGAATTGCTGCAGCGAGTTCTGGTTGAACGCGCTGTTCGTGTCTTTGGTCTGTGTCGTGCCGCCCATCAATCTTTCTCCTGTAGGGTGGGTTAGGCGCGAAGCGCCGTAACCCACCGTTCCTGCCGCGGCTCGACCGCCGCTGGGCTGCGCTTCGCTTAGCCCACCCTACGAAGCGGTTTTTCCAACAGCACCCGCGTGGTGCGATAATCCGGCAACAGCTTGAGCCAGCCGCGGCGGCCGTAGATGCGCATAGCGGCGCAGCCCTCGGCCTTGCCATAAGTCTCAAGGCCGGCGAGCAGATGCACCCATTGCCCGCGATCGCTGCCGCCGCAGGCGACGATCATGCAGAACTTCTCGCCGTTTGCTTGGCCCAATTCCGTTACGGCCGCCGCCTTGATCTTCTCGCCGTTCCAGGCGATCCACAGCAGCGCCGCGCCGTTGCGCACGGAATGCTCGACGTCGGCATAGCTCGAGAGGCGCCCCTTCTCCATCGCGGCCTTGATCAGCGGCGAGACGAAAGGCCAGAACTCGTGTACTTGCGCCGGATCGACGCAGATTAGACGACATAGCGTCATGTCGGCGGGATCCGCGCATCGAGATAGATTTTCGCGTCCGATGCCGAGCCGTTCAGCTGGATCATCGTGCAATTGCCCGCCACGAGTCCGCTCGATCCGCTAAAATCAAGGCGCGTATTGGTTTTCGTTGTTCCGCTGAAAGCCACGCCTGTACAGGCGTTCGCTGCCGAGGCGGACGCATTGACGCAGGCAAAGTCGCTGCCGGCGCTGACGCTGCCCGTCGGGGCAATCCGCATCGGCACACGGAACACGAGTGCGGCCAGCGCCTGAGTGGTCGAATATGCCTGCCCGACCGACACCGAACTGTTCGTGGCAAACACGTCGTACATCTGGAACAGCCAATCACAAAGGCGCTGTTCCAAGGGAAAGGGGCGGGCCGCGATCAGCGCCGTGCCGCTCCCGATTGAGAGGCCAACGCGTCCGATGTCCAGATTGGCCGCCTCCGCGCTGTCGGCCCAGAAGAAAACCAGCAGGTTGTTGAACGATGATCCAAGCGTCGCGTTCAGTGCGATTGTCGCAAGCGTATTCGCGCCTGGCGTCACCGAACCCGTCGCCGTGATCGTCAGGCTGGTCGATTTGAAGAAATTCCCCGCCGTGAAGGTGCCGCTCGTCCAGTCGTTGACCACATCGGTGGTCGGAGCGTCCGCCGTCCCGGTCCACTCAATGACCGCGTAACGGATCGTGTGCGCGGTGTTGATGCGGACGCGCGCCGTCAGCGTAACCGTCTGCCCACGAAGATGCTTGCACAGGTCTTTCGGGATCGGCTGGATTGCGCCAAAACGGTTCGAGCCCGCCTGCGCAAACCGCATCATGAACGGTGTGCCGTTCTCGACGTCCGTTAGCTGAGACGGTGTGATGTTGCCGCCCTGCGAGAGCGCGATCCATGGCGTCCAGGTGTAATTGTTGTCGCCGACAGCGGCGAGCGGCTTGTCGATGACCTGGCCGCTCGGATTGAGGATAGGGTTTTGATCGGCCAGATATTGCTCGGCCGCGAGCGCGTTCCCGTTTACATAGAGGCCCGTCGCGTTGAGCGTCCCGGCACCCTTGTCGCCACCGGTAGGCGCGCCGATTGCCATGCCGCCGTTGCTGTAAAGCGTGGTGTGAACAGCAGCGCGGACGTTGTCATAGAACCACCAATCGATGTTGGCCTGTGATGCCCGGACCTGAATTTGCCACTTGCTCGTTCCGCTTTTCTGCCATTGCTGAACGATGTCGAAAGAAGCGTTTTTCTGATTGAAGGACTGAAATACGCCGTTGGTGAGAGCGTCTCCCTCCATGGTCAAGTCAGCGTCCACAAAGAACGCCTGACCTTTGGAAGTCGGACTCCCTACCGCATGTGTGTTGAAGGCGAAGACTGAGGCATTGTTTGACGGCCGATTGATCGTAAATTCATCGACCAGCGCTGACCCAGCGGCCCAATACGCGCCGACAGGAGCGGTGCTGTCCCATTTCTGAATGACAAATGACAGCGGGCGAAATTCGCCGCCGGCCTTCTTCCCCACCCGGACAACGTGCGCCTCGAATTGTGGACCGATGCCAGAGCTCGGGTGGTAATGGGTCTCCCACCCCATCCCGATGCCGTCGTCGAGGCCATTTCGAGAGGACCAGTTATTGCTGAGATTGTAGCCGAAGCCCCAGACTTCGTTGTTTCGGCCATCGAACTGTCCGGGGTTCGATTGGTGCGCGAGATTTGTCCAATCACCTTGCGCCGCTGCAGTGTCCGTCTTGGGCGCGGTCTGTAGGATGCCGGCTGTGCCGCTGTTGTAGAGCGTGACGATCGTCTGGAAGGACCCGGCAACCGTGGCGTTGGTCGTGTTGGTCAACTGCCAGCTTGCTTCCGGCGCGAACTCCCCGAGCGTGGTCCCGGCTTTGTCCTTCAATGTGAAGGCGAACGCGCCAGTATTGACGATGGAAAAAGGAACGCCGACCGGCACGCTGTTGACCGCGTTCATGGCCGGCAGCGTGACCGACTTGCCCGATGCCGTCATGCTGATGAGCGATGTGGCGGCAAGCGGATTGTCGAGCGCAAGATCAACCGCAGACGTGAAGCTTTTGGTCGCTTCCTGGAACCTGGTGAACGCCGCGCGGTTGAGCACGCTCGTCAGGTTTGCCATCGTGTCGATGAAGGTGGCGCCGAGCACATAGCCGCCCGTCACCGCGCTGGCCCAAGCGGAGTTCGAGCCTTGCAGGTCGATGTGCGTCCCGTCGATAACGGTGATGGGCCAGTTGCCGTCGACATTCGCCGACCCGCTGCCGGCGACGGCCCAACGCTGGCCGGTTTGCATCCGGGCCGTCGTGGTGACGGTCAAACGGATGAGGCCGCTGCCGTTGTCCGCAGCCGCGCCGATCGAGTAGCCGTCGTGGTCGCCGATCGCGATGGCGCCGGCGCGGCCGCTGAGCCAGGTCAGAAACGCAGCCGAATTGTTGGCGATCATCCCGCCCGCGGCGGAGGAATAAACCTGCGTGGTCGGGTTCGTGTCGCCGACAATCCACATCCAATCGCTGACGTTGTAGCTCATACGTACTCGCCACCGTGGCCGTCGATGATCCCGTCGGCATTGCCGGGGAAGAAGTTCGCCCCGCCGCCCTGGGTGAAGATCGTCCCGTTGCTCTCGACCTGAAACCGGCGGCCCGTCGCCGGGCCCGAGAAAACGCTGCCGTGCGCCCTGATCTGCCCCATCACCGCATAGGCGAAGGCGAAGGCGGAAAACGATGGAGTGCCTGTCAGCGTCACCAGTTGCCCGACGCATGTAACGACGCCGCCGGTCGAGGCGCCGAAGTGCCCATAGCCGGCATTACCGTTGATGACGTACCCGCCATCGCTTGCCGGGAGGGCAATGACGATGTTGCCACCCGAGGATTCCGCGAGCAGGTGGAAGCCGCCGCAGGTGCCGAAATTGACCTTGCGGTTGATGACGACCGTGCCGGCCGTCAGAACATCGATGCAATGTCCGCCGGCGCGGAACTCGACGCCGCCGATCGCGATCGTTGCGCCGTTTTGAACGACGATCCCGCTGTTGATGATAACGTTCGCCGGCGTGGCCGGGTCGCCGACGATCGTGACCGACCCGCCGATGAACGGGAAATTGAGCGAGAAGCCAGCGAATGTGCCGCTGCGCATCTGAATGGTGACGGCGAAGCCGTTGAGATCGAGCTTGAGGATCGAATCGATGGCCTTCTGGAGGGTCAGGAAGGCGCGGCTTGCGCTGTCGGCCTGTCCGTCGTTTGCATCGCTGCCGTCCGCGCGGACGTAATAGGTGCGAGTCGCGCTCAGGACCTCGCGCGTCGTGGCGTTGGATCGTCCCTCCTGCAATTGCCGGATCGCAAAGACGATGTTGTAGAGATTTTTCTCATCCGGCGAGAGCGTGCCGACGGTCATACGCCTACGCTCCTGACGGAGCTACGGCGCACAAGTCCGCCATAGCCGAACGAAGTGAGGCGACGGCGGGTCATCGCTTACCCTCTTGCGCCACCATGGGCTCGATGCCGCTGGCGAAGCTCCACACAGTGCCGGCGGGGATGCGGATTTTCCCGCGGGCGATGCGCGTCGAGACATTGGCCGGAATGAAGCCCTTCGCGTTAAGCCCATGCTCGGTGCTGTAGGTGATGGTGTCGGCGATGAGTTCACGCGTGCCGATCGAGCCCCAGCAGGCCTGCGCGTCGACGATCGGCCGGAACCCCTTCACCCGCATGCGCCGGTCGAGCGTCTGATCCGGCGTCTCGAGCGTGGCCTCGAGGTTCGAGCCGCCGGCGATCGGGCCGCCGAAGAAGCCGAGCTTGTGCGAGCTGTCGAAGATCGAAAGCTGCGACAGCGCCGAGGTGGCGACGTCGTCGAGCGAGAAGGTCAACGCGTCGATCGAGCCCGAGATGCTATCGAGGCTTTCGAGGGTGAGTCCGGGCCGCGCCAGGGTGGCGAGGTATTCCCCGCTTTGCACGATGAGCGACGCGCGCTCGAGCACGTAGTCGTAGCAGATGATCTTGTCGAACAGTCCGGCCGAACCGGCCTGCGATTTGTAGGCCCAGTAAACCCGCGGCGCGCGCGGGTCGCTGGCGCCGATGATGAGCTGCAGCTGGCCGGTATCGACGTCGGCGAAGAACGTGCGGTCGAACCGCTCCTTGCCGATGGCTGTGGGGTAGCCGCCCGGCAGGATCATATAGAAGCCGTCGTTGCCGGCGAAGAACAGCCGGTCGCCAGCGCGCACGAGCGACAGCGGCGCGAAGATGCCCTTGTCCTGCGCCACGCGATCGATCTGGAAGACGTACGGCGCGCCCGACGCGTAGACCATGCGCCGCAGCGAGGAATCCTGCGTGATGAGCCCGGTTTCGCCACCGCCGACCGCGCGCACAATGCCGCCGTCCGGCAGATCCTGGAAGTCGCTCGAATTGACGCCCGAAGTCCAGGTCGTCACCGCATTGAGGCCGGACCATTGGATGCGATAGGGCGTCGCGGAGCCAGGCCCTGACAACACGAGGAACCGGTTGACCACCGCGACGTAGCGCGCCTGCGGCGGCGAGCCGCCGAGGTCGGCGAAGGCCGACGAAGAGGTGAGATCGAACACCTGCGGCACGGTGTTGATCTGCACCGCGATGACGAAATTGTTGAACTGCGCGAACTGCCACTGTTCGCCGTTGCCGACGGCGGTATAGCTGCCGCCGCCCTTGCTCACATCGGTCCAGGCAAACGTGGTGTTGTTGAGCTCGTAAATCTTGGTCGCGGTCGCCGCGAACACCGTGACCGACCCGTCGTTGTTGCGGGCGTAGAAGAACCCGCGACAGGCGCCGGCGAGCGCTTGGCTATATTGCGAGACGCCGGCCACCGGCCCGTAGCCGTCGCCGCGCGGGAACACGTTCTGGATCAGCTGCGAGCTTTTGCCCTTGTAAGCCGAGAGGTCGGGACGCCAATCGGCAAACGGCAGAATGTCGGCCATCCTATGCTCCTCATGCTGAGGAGCCGCGCGCAGCGCGGCGTCTCGAAGCATGTCCCGAGACCGCGCGCGGCCGTCCTTCGAGACGCATCGCTGTCGCGATGCTCCTCAGGACGAGGCTCACGGCGTGACGCCCATCACCCGCACGGCGCCGGGCGCGCCGCCGCGCGTCTTGTGGTTGAGCTTGTCGAGCTCGTCGAAGATTTCGTCGCGGCGCGCCTTCCACAATGGCGCGCGCTCGTCGTTGACTCCGAACATTTCCGCTTCGACCAGCGAGCCGAACAGATAAAGGTCAGGATGCGCGGTCAGCAGCCAGTTTGTCTGCGTGCCATCGCCCGGCGCGAGCGTGGCGAGCGCGGGGATTTTCTGGAAATAGTCGAACTCGAGCGGGGTGGCGTCGAGGGGCCGCACCTTCAAGGTCGAGCCTTCGATGGTGAAGAGGCGCGGCACGTCCGCCGGCGAGGTGGGGTAAGCCGCCTGCAGGTAGGACGGATGCACGTATTCGAGCTCGACTCGGGTCGAGCCGGTCCATGTCACGCGCCGCCAGGCAAGATAGTCGGATGGAAGCGCAACCGAGCCGTTGGACGGCGTCAGATTGGTCGAGGTCTCCTGCTGGCGCACGCGCAGCCGCCGATTGGCGCAGGCCTCGAACAGCGCGATGAACTCCGGCACGCGCGCCGTGAACAGCGTGTGGTCGAGCCAATTGCCGATCGCGGTCTGCAGCTCGGCATAGGTGGTGATGGCCATGGCGCTATCCGGTCAGTTGTCTCGGTCCTCATCCTGAGGAGCGGGCGAAGCCCGCGTCTCGAAGGATGGCCACGGGCCTCATGCTTCGAGACGCGCGCTTCCTCATGGTGAGGTGCCCGCCCCCATCCCTTCGAGACGCGGTCTTCGGACCGCTCCTCAGGATGAGGGCGGGCCTCGAACCACGCGCGGCTCCTCAGCATGAGGACGAGCCAGCAGTAGCCCGCATGAGCGAAGCGATATGCGGGGCACCCCGGATGTCGCTGGCGCTCATCCGGGCTACGAGGTCTTCAAATGCGCCCAATCCGGATCGGCGAGCTTGCGGGCGACGAGCTCGTCGAACTCGCGCGTGAACAGGCGCAGGCCAATATTGCCGCGCGCGTGCTCCTCGTTGAGCCACTGGACCAGAAGCACGTTGGGGATTTGCGCGACGTGGCGGCCCCAATCGCTGCGCTGCGGCTCTGCCCGCAGCGCCTTGTTGCGCTCGAGGATCGGCTCGACGTCCTGCGTCGTGCTGGCGATGACCGTGCCGGTATGATCGAGCAGGATGTCGGTGCGCATCCGTCTTCGCCTCGCTTTGCTCAGCTTCGCCGGACTTGTCCGCCGTAGCGCGCAGCGCGAAGGCGGGTCACGACATTTCGGTGATGCTGATCTTGCCGGCGGTCCCGGCCTGCAGCACCGCCGCCTTCTGTCCCGGCGTCACGGTGAAATAATCCACCTGGTTGGCGCCGAGCAGCATGCTCGACGTCGTCGCCGTCGGCGTCCCGTCGCCGATCTCGACGAAGGCCGGCTGGCCTTCGGTCGCGACGCGGATCTGGAACGTCTCCGCACCGAAAGCGGCCGTCGCTTGCGACGTGCCGCTCATGGTGAAGGTCGTATTGGTGCCAGCCCGCGATGCGTGCTGTTTGTCGAAAGCGGCCATTAGCCCACTCCTAGGCGCGCTCGAACACGGCGTACATCTGCCCGCCGATATTCGAGCCGGATGCACCGGAAGGCGTGAACGAGACGACGTCGTCTTCGACCACATCGCGGGCCGCCGTCGGCGCCGCGCTGAAATGCTGCCCGGCGGCCGCGCCGGAGACAGTGACGGTGATCGAGCCGCCGGTGATCGCGGTGCCGTTGATGGCGGTGGCGATGGTGGCGTCGGCGGTGCTGATCGTGCCTTGCGTAACGCAGCCGACCTTAAGGACGCGGCCGCGGAACGGGGCGCGGATATAGGCCGCCTCCGGCGAGGCGCCGATCGAGCGCGAGAACGCGTGGACGGCCGCTTCGCGCAGCGGATGATTGGCGGGAAGTGCCATGATGATCTCCTATTGGAAGGGCACCGCAGGCGGCGCCCACCACGTGACAGTCTCTCCCCCTCATGCTGAGGAGGGCGCGCAGCGCCCGTCTCGAAGCATGCGGGGCACGGTGCCCGCCCTCATCCTTCGAGACGCGGTCCTACGGACCGCTCCTCAGGACGAGGGCGGAGATAGAGCGGTGGTGCTTACGACGTGGTGTTGTCGAACACGCCGCCCGAGGATTTCTCGTTTCGGGCTACGAGCGCATATTCCGACAGCATCTGCCGGCGCTCGCTGTCGCCGGTGCGCGCGAGCGGGATCGACACCATGCGGCGCCCATTGAGGTAGGCGATCGCCCACATCTCCATCTGCAGCACGAGCACGTCGCGCGCGCGCTGGAAACGGTTGGGCACGACCTTGAGCCGACCGAAGTCGGACTCATAGACGTCGACCGCGGCGACGATCTTCTTGGCTGAGGTGTCCTCGATCGGCGTGGCGCGGCCGGTAAAGGTCGAGAACGCCTGCTTGTTGAAGCCGCCGGTCATGATGATGTCGGGCTTGCCGCCGTTGTTCCAGATCGACTGCAGCACGGCCTTGAGGTTGGCCTCGATGAACGCGCGCTGCGTGCCGTCGGTGCGAGTGCCGGCGCCGTCGGCGGCCGAAGGATCGGCACCGGAGGCACCCTTCGACGTGTTGGTCTTGATCCACGACAGCACCGAGGCGGTCTTGCGCGCGGTCGTGTCGTTGCCGGTCACCTTGGCCTGGTTGGTGCCGACGAGGATCGCCTCCATGTCGCGCTTGAGCTCGAGGCCCTTGAGCATCTCCTGGTAAGCGAGCTCGTCGTCGCGGCCGGCGTGGTCGACGGCGCGTTGCGTGCCGGTGACGCGGGCGACCTTGTCGGAGATTTGGCAGATGTTGCCGAGCCGCACGGTCGGAGTCACCGCGTCGGTGGTGGCGTCGTCGCCTTCGAGCACCGCGTTGGCGGTGTCGGCGGCGGCGAGCGCTTGCGTCTGCCATTCGTGGTTCACGGCCGACGCCTTCTCGCGCTCGATGCCGGTCATGAACGGCGTGTCGGTCGGATCGATGCGGTAGATCACATCGGAGAGATCTTCGCGGTTGCCGATCGCCTCATAGGTGGCGAACGTATTGGTGGGGAGTGCCATGGCTAAAAGTCCTTTCTGATAAGCGGACGCACCGTGTCCGCCTCATGCTGAGGAGCGGCGCGTGGTTCGAGGCCCGCCCTCATCCTTAGGAGCGGTCCGAAGGACCGCGTCTCGAAGGATAAGGGCGGGCACCTCACCATGAGGATGCGCCGCGTCTCGAAGCATGAGGCGGGGCGCCCTCGCCCTTCGAGACGCGTCGCTTTCGCGACGCTCCTCAGGACGAGGGCGGACCGATCGTCCGCAGTTCGTCGTGTGTTACCGGGCCGCCCGGCGCGCGCGCAGCAAGGCCGCGGCGTCCTTCAAGCTGCCGGTTTGTTCGAGCCGTTCGGTGAGGTGTTGAACGCGCGCCTCGTCCGTGCCTGCACGGGCGGTGGCGGCGCCGGGCCGCTGAACCGGGGGAACGGGCCTAGTGGCCGCAGCCTTGGCTTTGGCCTGCGCCTCGCGCCAGAGCGTCGCGTCGCGGATCAGGAGCTGCACGCGGTGGTCGCGAAGGGAGAGGTCCTTCTGACCGTTCCACGATTGCGCCAGCTCCGCTTCGTCGAAACCCAGGTCGCTCAGCACGGCGAGCGCCTTTTTCTGCAGCTCGGCGGCTTTCGCCTCGTCCGCCATGTCGGGGACTTTCTCCTTGAAGAGATGGTCCTCGCGTTTGGCGAAGTCGGTGAACTGGGCAAGCTTCTCGACAACCTGCCGGTGCTGCGCCGCGAGCAGCTGCTGGCCGACCTCAGCGATCTTCTTTTGCTGCAGGTCCCAGAGCAAGTAGCGCGGCCAATCCTCGCGCGCCAAGCGCTCGACATCCGCCATCGACTTGATGTCGGCGAACTCGCCCGCCTGTTGGTTCTGCAGGGTTGCGAGAAGCTGCGGCAGTGCCGCTTCGTAGTGCTGCCTTGCCTGTTCCACCGTCTGCTCTTTGGCGCTGAGGCCCTTGAGCTTTTCGGCGGCTTCGTTCTGACGGCGGAGAAAATCGCTCTCGCGTGACCGCTCGCGCTCGGCAAGACGTTCCTGCGTCGCGCGGGGGAGGCTCGCAAAGAGCTCCTTGTCCTCCTTCGTCCAAGACCTCGGCGGCTCGATGGGCGGCGGCTCGTCGGCCGCCGGATCGGTGCCTTCAGTCTTCTCACCAGGATCCTGCGCGTTCGCAGGAGTGGCGGCGTCCGTTGCATCAACGGTCGATTCTGTTGCAGCACCCGGCACTGCCGTTGCGGCGCGCTCGGAAGCTGTTGCATCTGTGTCACTCGGCTTGCGATGCCGCAATTTGGTGAGCATCGCGGCCGCTTCCGATGTGCTGATGCGTGCCGGCGTATCGGCCGGCGCGGTGACTTCAACGGCGTAAGGCACTGCGCTGTCGGCGCCCGAAGCGCCAACGTCGGTGGCAACGTCCATGATGTCCTCTCAATTTGTGTCCCGGATGCGGTGCAGCGCGACAGCGGTGCACCGCTGATCCGGGACCGTTACAGATTGTGGCGGTCCCGGGTCTGCAGCGCACCACTTCGTGCTGCGCTGCGCCCGGGACACGAGAGCATTTAAGCCGCCAATTTCGCCAGCCGATCGAGCTCGGCTTGGGCAAGCTTGCCGTTATTGGCCACGATAATGAGATGATCCTTCACCAAGCCGATGACCTGCACCGCGAGCCAAAGTCGCTCGCGCGCATCGGTGTCGCGCGCAACGGTATTGCGCCAGCCGGCGATGTAATCGGCCTCGAGCCGCGTGAAGATATCCTTCATCAAGTCGCTCCCGAGCAGCTCCTTGGCGCGCACGCCGCGCGCGATCGCAGTCTCGAGCTTGTCGTCGATCATGGTCATGGCGTTTCAAAGTCTTGTACGGCGGATTGTTTCGTAGGGTGGGCTAAGGCGCGTGAGCGCCGCAGCCCACCGGCGGTATTGCCGCGCGGATGGAACGGTGGGCTGCGCTTCGCTTAGCCCACCCTACAAGCTTTGGCGTCGCGCACGATGCGCTTGGCCGCGTCGGCACGTTTGAGCTGCTCGGTCAGCTCGAGGATCGGACGCAGCATCGGATGCTCCGCAGGCACGCCCTCGCCGGAGGCACCGCCCGCGGCAGTTGATCCGCCGCCGTTCACGAGCGTCTCGGCAAAGGATTGCGCCATGTCCTGCTGATGGCGTTCGCGCGCGATCTGCAGGTCGAGCAGCTTCAACTCCTTCTCGAGCGCGAATTTTTCCCGCTCGAAGGCGAGCTGCGCCTCGAGCTTCATCTTCTGGTGCGCGGCGTCGGTCTCGATCTTGGCCTTCTCGGCCGCCGCCTTGGCCGCGATCTCCGCCTGCTTCGGGTCGGCCGGGGGCGTCAACGGCGCTGAGGCTCTATCTGTGGGGTTCACCGGCGCCCCCGGCGCCGTGAAGAAAGCGTCCACGTTCTTGTGGCCGGCGAGCTTCACCAGCTCCTTGGCCGAATGGTAGAGGTTTTTGGCGCTGACCAGACCGGCGGCGATCGCCTCCTTCTGCGCGGCGATGATCAGCTGCAGATGCGCCAGCTGCTCGCTCTTCGACCCGGTGCCGAGCCCGACATTGATGGTCATATCGGCCCGCGCTCTCCAGTCTCTCGGATCAACAGTGACCCACTGATTGCGCAGCCGCACGGTCTGCGCCTGCGAGCCGTGCTTGCGGATCGTGGCGTGCAACAGCGAGAAGAGATCGCGGATGCCCGTCTCGGCGAAGATGCGGGCGATCAGCTTCACCTTGGCCTGGCTCGCGTTGAACATCTGGTTGGCGATGGTCGCCACCTGGTTCTGCAGCGCGTTGGGATCGACCCCCTGCCCTTGCCGCGACACGCCGGTGCGCCACTCGCGCGTGGCGTCCTGATATTGCAGCAGCGGAAAGACGTCGCCGCCGATGTCGGGATGCTTGAGCACGGTGAGCCCGCCCGGCATCTTGGTGCGCACGATCCCGCCCGGGCGCGAGACGAGAAGATCATCGAGCGTGGTCTCGGTGGCGTGGCTCTCCGGCACTTCGGTGCGCGGGTTGTTGGCGAGATAGGCGTTGTCGAGCAGGGCGCGCAGCAGCGCCGTCTTGATGCGCTGGATGTCCATCACCAGATCGGCGATCGAGCGGCCGAAAAATCGGTGTGTGACGATGACCGGCGTCATCGCCGCGAACGGGATGACGTCCTCGCGCACCACGTCGGGCCGCCCATCCCGCAAGAGAACTTCGCCCTCCTCGCCGGCCGTGGTGACGCGGTAGAGCGCAGCCTCGCCGGCGCCGTCATAGTCCATGCGCACATAGTGCTCGGTGATGCGGATCAGCCGGCTCGCCTCGTTGAGCCCGTCGTCGCCTTGGCGCAGCGTCGACTCGTTGACCGTGTCGCGCGCCTGCTCCTCGATGGTGTGCGACTGCGTATAAGACGGCAGTTTTTGCACCTGCTCGCGGTCGTAGCCTTGGGCGATGAGTTGCGACTGCGTGCGGAACACGTCGTGGAAGCAATAGTCCGCGTCCTTGATCGAGCGTGCGCGCCGGCTGATGCCGAACTCCTCGGGCGTGACGCCCTCGACCCGGGCGCATTCCTTGGTGCGGCGGATTTCGATGGTGACATCGTGCAGCTTGGGGCGCGGCGCGGCCTGTTCGTAGCCCGGATGAGCGCCAGCGACATCCGGGGCAGTTTCGCCGCGCGGCACGAGTCCCGGATTTCCGCCCGCTTGCGCGGGCGTCATCCGGGCTACAAGCGGAGCATC